TAATTGGTTTCCAAGCACCATTTTGATAAACTTCAAAGTTTGACACATCGTTATTATAACGTAACATGCCTTCACCTGGAACAAAAGGTCTTTGTGCTTGTGATCCTTTTGGAATCGTCATAGCACCTGTTGTGTTCATATCAATTAATCCTAAAGAATCAACGTTAACACCTTTAGTATCTGCGTTAACTCCTCTGGATGTTGTTTGTGCTTTTAAAAATCTCATTTACACTTCCAAATAACTAACAGTACAAACTAAGTTTGTTGGTGCTTGTCCTGATAAAATAATCTTATCTCCAGCTTCTAAAACTACTTTTTCTGTATCAAAAGAAAAAGTGTCTGCTCCCGCTACTTTTAAATTATTAACAATTTGGTTAGCGTTAGGATCGTCTGTACCTCTTGTTTGTCCTGCTGGTACAAAGTGCATATCAAACATTGAATCATTACTACCACCAGTATCTTCAGGCTGTGTGTTACATACCATTAACGCTGTAATAGCATATCTTTTACCGCCTGGCACTGTTAAAAGTGTTGTATCTGAAGTTTGTATTTTCTTGTTTACTATTGCCATTTGCTTCTTTCCTTAAAATAACATACTGAACATTAATGATCTATTAGTACTTATCAATTCATCTTCGTAGTCATATTTATTTTTATACCAAACGCCTGTATTTCCGACGTCTGGGTCTTTGCCGTATAATGCTATCTTACTAGGATCACTAGCAATAGCCGAACTATCGTCTTGTAAAGGCATTCTTAATATGCCATCTAATTCAACAAAAGCACTACCAACACTTGATAGCGTTAAGTTTCCTGCTGTTGTAGTAATTGTGCTATCTTGAAATTTTACACTCTCTAGTGTAATTTGATCTGATTTAAACGAACTTACTACTGCTCCGTCAATTGTAACTTTAAATTCACTTACTCCGCCATCAAGACTACTATCTAATAAGTTTAGAGCTGAGTCTCCACGCTGAATACTTTGGATTGTAATAGTTTGAATACCAGTTGTAATAGCATCGTCTACATATTTTTTATTAGGTAAATCATCATCGTCAGTAACTTGATTTTCGTAATCATTTGTTCCACTAACACTAACAACATTGTTTCCAGCATTAATTAGATATAAGTCGGTACCACCCGTTGTGATTGAATTTGTTTTAATGCCTCTTGTAGAATTGCTGTTGTCTTTAAAAACAAACGTTCCGCCTCTATTAGTTTGACTTACTGGATCATTATGTGTAGTATTTTCGTCAAATATCATAAAAGCATCGTCTGATGTGCCTCTATCAATTTGAATACCTGCTGTATTTAATGTAACACCGGCTCCAGTTTCTCCGCTGTTTACAACAATAATATTGTCTGTAATATTTAAATCCGCAGATGAAACAGTTGTTTGTGTACCGTTTACTTGTAAGTTACCTGTTAGAATAACTGTACCAAGTGTGGCACCAGTATCAAGTGTAATAGTTCCAGCACTTGCTACTTTTATTTTATAGTTACTATCTGATACGTTTAAAATTTTTGACATTTATGTTTCCTTAGCAAACAATGTAGGGGATTGCTCCCCTACACTATTAATTCATTATGCGTCTTCTGTGAAATCGTCGTCGTCAGTACCTGATAATGTGTTATCATCACCAGCTTCTTCCATTCTAACAATGCCAGCCGCCGCTGAACCTGTTAGAGCGTATTGTAACGATGTTCCTGCTAATGCATTTGACCCAGTAGCACTTGGAGATGCTAAAGTTACTTTGCGCCCTGAAATTTTACTTACTCCATAAGTTTCTGAATCTGAACCTTGTACTGAAATTGACATTTCGCCTGCTGTTAAAGCGGCTGGTAATTTGCCAGTTGCAAGTGTGCAAGTAAATTCACCACCTGTACCAATTTCTTCTACAACAAACTTTTTAGTTGCTTTTTGTTTTACGATGAAACCTTCTTTAACGGCTGTGCCATTGTGAAAGTTTACTTTGATTTCGTTTCCGCCTGCTGTAGGGCCTGCGCCTGCTACACCAAACAATTTTTTATTAAGTGGTCTTCCCATTTTTTTTCTCCTATAAAAAGTAGTCCAATGCCCGTTCTATGAGCTACGCTGTGGGTACAGCATAAGTCCGCCTTGCGGCACACTATCTGACACAAGTATTTATCAATTAATAAGATTAAGGAAATTTAGTCAAGAAAAAAGACACCGAAGTGCCTTTTTAAAAAATAAGCAAAATAGGTAGGACTTGGTTACACCTACAAGCACGTACCCGAATACCATTCTAATACGTACAACCTAACCCCGCTAGTGACTGCGATGTGATACTGCGTATTTCTACTACAGCACCTGGGTACCACCCCTGGCTAGTCAAGTTCGACCCTTCTGGTAAAGGCCTCTTCCTTGCACTATAAACAAAAATTAATTACTTTTTTGTTGCTTATGTACTTAATATAACAGACTTCTATATAGAAGTCAACCTCTTTTTTACCAAAATATTAAATTTTTTGTAATCTAGGGTCTGTACTAAGTATGTTCTTTTCAGCTCTTGGTCTAGACAAACGCTTCTCAGCCATTTTACGTATTATCGCTTTATGTGCTAATTCTGTTTTTCTTTTTTTGCGAGCTATTTCGAAGTCTTTGTAATTCATGACACTCTCCTCGTTAAAGTTAAGTGCGTTCCTTCGCTAATGCTACTTCCGGGCTTGTTGCCTGAACGTTGTATTATTATTTAGTATCTAATACTTCATTTAAGTTCGATTCTCTATCCAAATACTTGTAATCTATTTTAACTGGGTCAAACTTATCTAGTGCGTCAAATACTGTTTTTATATCTAAGTCACTACAAGTATATACATCTAATTGTATTAGTTTTGGACTTTTTTCGTCCCATATGTGTATTGCTACGTGTGATGTTTCGATAATAGTAACACAAGTAAATCCTCTGTTACCTTTCATATCACAATACTTAACATATGGTCCCATCATAATCTTCATACCAATGTCTTTAATTAAATTAGAAGCCCAATCAGTAATAGTTTGTTCGCATATTGGAGGATTACTAACTTCTGCTCGTATTATTAAATGTTTATGTTTCATAATATACATAATTTATATATGAATTCAAACACAAAGTCAACCAGAAAATTTAGTCATAAAAATAGGCCCCGTAGGGCCTATTTTAAATTGCTTTGTCGCTATTGCTTACTTGAAGCTTACGTTACCATTAGTAATCGCAACTAGACCTAAGTAGTCTGCCGCATTACCTAATGAAGAAGCAACGTTTGATAACTCAACATATCCGTATCTAGTCATGAAAGACACAACTGGCTCGAATGATGTTGGGTCAAGTACAACGCCACTTGACATTAGTGGAATATAAGGTGCGTAGAACGCTGGTGCGTCTGATTCGCTTGAACCTTTGTATCCAACTAGTACACCTGTGCTGTCTGCTGCATATGCGTCTACGTATACTTTCATAGCACCGTTCAAAGTACCAACCATTTTAGTGTTAGTTGGAGCTTCAAAAGTACCTTCAGTTGTACGTGCAAACGCTGAAGTTGTAGCTGACTGTAGGATAGTTAGTGCGAATGGTGATACCACTGCATAATTACCTGCGCCTCTACGTGTTCTTGCTGCAATGTTGTTAGCAACTTTGTTGATCTGAACAGCAAGAGCTGCATGCTCGTCACCAACAAAAGTAGCTGTACCACTTACTGCGGCTTGATCGTATGTTTCTTGAGCTGATCCAGCTAAAGAACGTAGAGATGCTAAGATCTCTTGATCAATTTCAGCAGTAATTTCTTGCGCTAGTGCCGCCATGATCTCAGCTTCGATGTCAATGCCCTGTTGAGCTTGTGCATCTTGAGCCGCTTCAAAAGTCCATCTAGCTGATAGCTTTCTGGTTTTTGCTTCGACTGTTTGCTTTAAGATCTGGATGCTTAAACGCTTACCAGCTGTACCTTCTAACGTAGCAGTTGAATCTGCTTTGTTAGTAGTTGCGTTACCTGAATACCCTTCAGCAATTTTGAATGGTGATAGTGCTTCTTCACCAGCCGTTGCTGTATCAAAAGTATCTGAGTAGCGTACTCTTAGTGTGTGGATTTGACCCACTGGACCTGTCATCGGCTGTACACCAACTAATTCGTTAGCGATTACAGTCGGCATAACACGTCTGATTACCGGAAGGATAACTCTGTTTAGTGTAGCAACATTACCTGCAGATGAAGCACCTGCTGTAGCTGTCTCCGCCAAATACCTTTTAGTATTTTCTAGTGTAACACCCATAACAGCTTTCTTGTTGCCATCTAGGCCTTCAAGAAGTGCGCTTTTTGTATCCTGCCAGCGACTTTCTAGTAGTTCTGACATTATTTTCTCCTTATTTCAATCCTGCAAGTCTACGTAAATCTACCACATTATCGGTAGAATTTGTGCTTGCAGCCATGTCATTAGTTTCTTTATTGCCTGTGATTTGTGTGCCTTCGGTAAGTGTTGCCTTGGTATCCTTCGCTGGGGTGTTTCCTGCTATTACGCTAGGCATGTACTTTTCAAAAGACTTAGAAAGTCTTTCAGTCTGTACAGATTCCAGCAAGTCTGACATGATTTCTCTTTGTTCCACATTAAGCGGCCCTAATAGTTCATTCATAACTTCTTTTCTGTGTGCTGTGTCTTTAGCAGTTCTAATTTCAGCGTCTTTGCTTTCAACTAGAGTTGCTGTATCCACTGCTTCTTTTTTAGCTTCAGCTAATTGCTTATCTTTCAACTCAACTACTTTTAATAGTTTAGCAGTTTCAGATTTTTCATTGAGGTAACTGTTTTGGTATTCGTTGCTGAATGCTTCAAACAATTTACGGCCAAAATCGTTTTCACGAGCCGTATCAATGTCTTCCTTAAGTTGACCAATTTCTTTCTTTAGACCTTTGTCAACTGTTTCCACAACTAGTTTTGTTGCGCCGGAGATAAACTCTTTCTTAACCTTAGCTAGATGTGACTTAGCTTCACGTACTAAACGTACCTTCGTTTCTGCTAAATCTTTCTTATCTTCATAAAACTCTGCGATTTCATTAGACAAAGAATCTACAATGAACTCTTCAAGTTTAGAAAACTTGCCTGCCATTGCTTTCTGATCTTCGTGAAGTTCACCAATTTCTTTTGATAGTTGATCTACAACAAAACTTTTCATTAGATCAGCGTTTTCACGCTGTGCTACTGCATATTTTGCTCTAGCTTCAGCTAACTTTTGGCGATCATCGGCGAATTCAGTGATTTCTTCCGTAAGTTTTTCACTAAGCATTTTATCAATAGCTTCCACCATTGTTGCTTTGTCATGCTCATACTTCTGAGCAAATTCCTCACGGAGTTCAGCTGTGGTATTCATTTTGTTCTCTTGAACTCGTGAATTCCATGCTTCTTCGATTTCTTGTCGAATGTCTTCTGAAATAGCGTTATTTTCAAAGAGTGCTTTCAGTGCATCTAACATTCTTTTTCTCCTAATTAGCGAAGTCCGTTGATAATGTTAACCAACGATTCCTTCAAGTATTTCTGTGCCTTAGTATCGCCCTTTAATTCTTGAGCTAGTTGTAATGCCTTATACCCACCACGAGTATCCATTAAGTGTTCGTAAATTGGAGTCGGATATGCTCCCGGAGCACTTGGTTGGGCAACGGCATCAACAGTAATAATTTCAAACTCGCTGACTTCTCCGCTACCATCGTCTTTTACATTTCCTGATCCTCTCGATGAAACACCTAACTTTACACCATTTTGAATCATGGTTTGAATTAGTTGCCCCATCGGAGTTGGAATGATTTTTAATTTTCCGTAACCATTTGGTCCGTCCATCCACATTTCAGTAATCATATGGCTTACACGATCCAAATTAACATTAAGTCCTTCTGGATGATCTACTTCACCTAGTACACTATACCCGCCTTTAATTTGATCGTTGAGCGTGTTGACAGCCCTACTGATTTCATTAACAGGATATACACGCTGGTTAGCGTTACGAACACCACCTTGAATGCAGATACCTTTTAAATACA